CGGTGATGTTCTCAGCCACGAGCTGCTGGCCGAAGAGGCTCGCGACGTTGGTGCCCTTCGCGATGTTCTTGAGCAGCAGGTCGATGGGGAGCTTTTCGAGGAGGCCTTCCCAGGCCCCCTGCTGCGCCCCATAGAGTAGCGCTTGTGTATCCGACTTCCCGGCCTCCTTCGCCTCCACGGCGGACTGGCCGGCCTGGGTGATGATGCCGGGGATCATGAAGGCGGCGGTGACCGCGCTCGCGGGAGCGCCGATAGCCATTGCCGTTAGGGCGGGCACGGCCTGGCCGATGGACTGCGACGCGCCCTGGACCGTGCGGCCGAACCAGCTCCCGCCGTCGCTGCCGGCGATGTTCTTGGTCGCCTCCTCCGCGACGACGCGCTGCCGGCCGAAGAAGTCCCGCGCGCCGGTTGCGCCGACGGCCCCCGCCCCGATTTCGAGCAGGCCGTAGAAGCCGGAGGTGAAGGCCGGCCCGGCGCTGGCGGCCCCCCTCGGGACGACCATCAACTGCTCCAGCGCAGAGAGCGGCTTGCTGTCGTCGTGCGCGAGCTTGGCGAAGTCCGCGTCGGTGTAGCTCTGCCGCAGGACAGGGGTGTTCTGGGTGTCGCGGTCGACGCGGTCCACTTTGAACTGCTGGTCGAGCGAAGTCTCGAGGGCGCTCGCCACCTCCTGCGGCAGGTTGGCCTCGCGCGCGAATTGGCGCAGCTTGCCCTCGCGCGTCGGGTCCGCCTCGACGGCCAGGGTCAGCGTCGCGCGAGGATTGCTGTTCCGGGACTGGAGCAGGTAGTTCGTGTAGTCCGCGTAAGTGCTACCCGGCATTTTTGGCCCACTGCTGCTTTTCGAGGTAGAAGCGCCGCACGTTGCCCTCGTTGGGTGCGTAGCGGTCGTCGTTCGTCTGTCTGTAGAGCTGCTGGAGCTGCGCGGCAATCTCTTTGCGGTCGGCGTCGGGGACCACAATGTCCTTCAGCCGGTCGTCGGGGACCAGGACCAGCGGCATCTGCTGCTGGAACATTCCGCCCTTCACCGCCACCGTCAGCGCCGCCTCGCGGCGCGCCACCACCAGCTTCTCATCGCGCGTGAGCGGACGACGCTGGCGGGCCTGCTCCTGCGCGATAGCCTGCTCGATGCGGAACTGGAGCAGGCCCAGTTGCTCCCGCTGCGCTGTGCTGGGGTTGCTCTTGTAGGCGTCGATCCCCAGCCCCTTGGCGACGTACTTCAGGTCCTCGGCGTCGATGGTCGCCGCCTCGGGCTTGCCCGAGGTGCGCCACTGCCCGATGAGCTGCTCCGTGAGTTGCGGCCCGAGCTGGGGGAGCAGCGCCCGAATATCAGCCTCGCTGCGGTACCGCGAGAGAACCGTAGGGTCGGAGAGCTCCAGGTAGTTGGCAAACTGGTTCTTCGCCTGGCGGCCCTCGACGAAGTCGGAGGTCCGGGACTGCGCCTCGGGCGTGAGGCCCAGCCAGGCCGGCGTTGCTCTGATCTGCGCGGGAGACATCCCGCCGTTGACCATCGAGATGATTTCGTTGACGCGCCCGGTCTGTTCGTCCTGGAACGACCGCTGCACGATCCCCCACTTCTGCCCGGCCGCCGAACGCACGGCGATCTCCGCGCTGGCGGAGAGTTCGCCGCCCCGCATCTGCCGCGCGCGGGCGACCGCGTTGTCGACGAACTCCATCTCGGTCACAGGCTTCGGCCGGCCGCCACCGGCAGTGAACTGCCCGTGGATTTTGTTGACGTAGCCCTGGACGTCGTTGAAGGGGCTGTACTGCCCCTTGGGCCGACGCCCCGCCGGGAGCTTGCCGAACCAGTCGACGCCCTCCGCCTCCGCCTCCGCGACGGTCTTGTCGACGTTGCCCGGCCCCCAGTTGTAGGCGGCCAGGGCCTTGCGGATGTCGCCCTTGTAGTAGCTTATCAGCTTGGTGAGCAGCTCGCGCCCGACGCGGTTGTATTCCTCGGGAGTGTCGCTGGCCGCCGGGCGGATGCCGAAGCCGGGGTCGCGCGCAGTGGCCGGCATCACCTGCATCCGGTATTTCGCGCCGGCGGGCGAAGTGATGGGTGTGCCGTCCCGGTTATAGTCCCGGCCCGTGCTTTCGGTCAGACCGACCAGGTGCTCCAACCTGCTGAAGTCACCAGGGAGCAGGCTGTTGTACGCCGCCGCGCCGGCCTCGTCGGTGGCGCGCAGAGCGATCAGCGCGTCCTGCTGCGCCGTCATCTTGACGCTCGCCTCGACGAGCACCTCCGGCGCGGCCTCCAGCTCCTTCTTATAGCGCGTCATGAAGGCCTGGGCCGCCGTCAGGTTGTTCTCGGAGATGAGCTTGCCGAGCGCGCCGCCGAGCGCTTTGGCCTTCGCGTCGGCCGCCTGCGCGTCGATCCACTCGGCCGACTTGCCGGCCAGGTTGCCCGCCGTGCGGACGGCGTTGTCGATGGTGCCCAGGGCGTCGGAGACCATCTGCGCGTCGCCGTAGTGCAGCAGGACAGTGTCGAGCGCGGTGTTGATCCGGCCCTCCTGAACGGAGGCCGTGTAGGTCCTGAACTCCTGCGCCTCGTGCGCCCCGACTTGGGCGCGGAAGTTGGCGCGCATCTGCTGCGCGCGGGAGTTGAACAGCCGCCGCTGCTCGTCGTTGTTGAGCCCGGCGTTGATGGTCTCGATGCTCTTGTCGAGCTGGCCGCCGAAGTCATCCGCCAGGCTCTTGCCCTCGGGGCGCTGGAGCGCGCTGATGCCGGCCAGGTCGCGGTAGCCGGTGCGCTCCCTGTTCTGGGTCAGGCGGTTGGAGGTCTCGGCGAGCTGGGTGATGGCGTCGTCCGCGCGGACGGTGTTCGCTTCCTGCTGCGCCTTGAGCGCAATGTCGAAGGCCGCGCCGGAGGCGCGCGACGCCGCCTCGCCCATCGCGCTGATCTGGCGACCGGCGACGGTCGCCTCCTGGACGCCGAGGGGATTGGTGATGCGCGGCGTAGGCCCCGCCTGCTCGCGGACCTGCGGGCTGTCGTAGGTCGGGACCTTTACCACAGCCTAGCCCCTGAACCAGTCGGTGGGGTTTTTCGGGACCGCGCCCGTCTTTACGCCGTAGTACCACTGCGAGCCGACGCGGCCGGCTTCGCCGACCAGGGTCGTGAACGCGGAGCCGGTGGGGCTGATCGCGTCCGCCGTGGCGCGGGAGACTGCGGCCTGGCCGCGCTGACCGGCCGCCTCCGTCCGCGCCCCGAAGGCGGAGCGCACGGCGTTGAGGCGCAGGTTCTCGGCGTCGACGCGCCGCATGAGTTCGGTGCCAGCGGCAACGCGCTGGGGCGTCCCCTCCGCGTTGACGTCGATCCCGTTGGCCGCGTAGGCGACGCGCTGGGCACTCTTGACCACGCCGCCCTGGCGCAGGATTTCGCTCGCCTCGCGCTCGCCGATGGAGAAGGTGTTGAGGGCGTTCTGCTCCGCCGCCTTGGCCTGGAGCTCGGCGGCCTGGGCCTCGTAGCCCAGGGCGGTCTTCTGCCCCCTCGCCTGATAGTAGGAGCCGACAGTGCTCGTTGCGGCGCTGCCGATGCTGCCGAGGAGGGAGGCGGTGGCGAGCTGCGACGTCAGGCCGGCGGTGGTGCCCGCCTGCAGCGCCGTCATCATGGTCTGGGCAAATGCCATAGGCGTCCTCTGATCTTGGGGAACATAGCGCGCGCGCCCACCTTTACGCGCACCCTAGCTGCCGACGGCGATCTCCGGCGTGAGCGCGAGGAGCGTGAGCGGCAGGGGGTCGCTCTGCCTGACAAAGAGCTGGCCGCTCTCGCCCCAGGAGGGAGTGAGGACGATCTCGATCTCGCCTGTGACGAGCGAGGGCGGAGAACCGGGAGGTTCGGTGGTCCTGACCTTCGCCACGGTGAGCTCGTCGACGCTCGGGCCGGCCGAGACGCCGCCCGAGGCGGCCACGCGCAGGAAGAGCTTGTTGACGTTCTTCGGTCGCCCCTGCCCCGCGCCGGGAGCATCGAGCAAGCCGGCGGGGAGCGTCGCCACATCCGCGACCAGAGGGAGACCAACCTGGATCACGCTGGCCGGGTGCGGCAAGATCACCTGCCCATCGGTCACCACGGCCGGCGGCATCACCGCGCCGTCGCCCAGGATGTTGACCGTCTGCCCTTCCAGCCAGGTCAGCCCCCCGACAGAGGTCGTCGGACCGCCCTCGTAGGTCGCGCCGCAGTCGACGTAGTAGGCGTCGGCGATCTGGCCGACAAGGCGCTGACCCAGGCGCTCGACGTAGCGCGCCGTCTGGCCGTTGATCGTGCGGCGCACAACGACGTAGACGCGGTCCTCGCTACCCTCCGCCACGACGCAGACACTCTCGAAGACGCCGTTGGTGGTGGTGTGCGTGTGCCAGGCCGTGACCTGCTGGTCGGGGACGTAGGTCATCCCCAGGAGCTCGCCCGACGTCGAGATCATCCAGACAATAGGGGTCGGGGCCTTCTGGTAGGCCATTTGGACGATGTCGTAGCCGTCGAAGAGTTGGGGCGCGCGCAGGGAGAGGTCCGAGGACAGGAAGCCCTGGAGCTGCCAGTTGAAGCCGAGCTCGCGCACATGGCCGCCGCGCGCGGCGGCGAAGAGGACCGCGTTGTTCACCACTACCGGCTGCGCGTTGTTCGCGCCCACGTAGGACTGCGCGCTGACCGAGATGGTCGTCGGGGTTAGGGCGTCGCTGTTGACCGAGGTCACGCGGTACTCTGCGGCCGAAGTCAGCAGGACCATCGACGACAGGGGAACTATGTGGCGGATTGTATTGCTCTCGCGCGCGGCGACCTTGAACTGGAGGCTGTCGTCGGCGCGAGAGGGGATCGAGAAGTTGAGGTCCGCCTCCGTGCCGGTGCGGGAGGCCCAGAGGGTCTGCGGCAGGAGCGGCGTCCCCGCGAAAACGCGGCGCTGCTCGAAATAGGAGACCGCCGCCGGGTAGTCGCTGGTGAAGGGGTTGTAGCTCTGGGGAGGCGTCGACGCCGTGTCGGGGATGATCGTGCCGTCGTCGGTGAAGGAGCCGGAGGTGGCGGTCCCGAGGAAACCATAGAGCCCGCCGGAGAAGCGGTAGACGTTGAAGCGCACCGCGCCCGCCGGAGCCGTCCAGGTGATGACGTTGGTCGCTCCGCTGTCGAGGAGGTTCTGCGGGCCGGAGCTGACCGTCACGGGCTCGCTCTCCGACTTACCGTCGGCGGAGACGTTGGTGATTTGGTATTCGTAGGTGCGCGTGGCCGTGCTCGCGGGAGAGCCGGGGTTGGTGGCGACGGTCGCCCCCGTCACGGGCTCCAGCTTGGTGCCGAAGTTGATGTTGACCAGCCGCCAGTCCGTCGCGCCATACCGGCGCAGCTCCGCCGGCGGATAGTTGGGGTGGGTCAGCGTCAGGATGTCGCCGCTCTGCACGAAGTGCAGGTCGAAGACGTCGGCCGCCGCGTAGGGGCTTGGGATTTCGTAGGCCTCGCCCAGGGCGTACCAGAAGCCGGTGGAGGTGTCGGGTTGGTTGTCGAGGTTCCCGTCGCCGCGCGAGTAGTAGGTGGTGCCCCCGAAGCTCACCAGCGCGCCCTGGGCGTATGTGGTGGCGAGGTCCCAGGCCGGCGGGGTCGGAGGGGTCAGGAGGGTGTCGCCCTGGCTGTGGAAGCGGATGTAGCCGGCCCCGAACTCCAGGACCATCGTTTGGGTGGTCGAGTAGGTGAAGGGGATCAGGCAGGCGCGCGAGGAGGCGTACTTCAGCGCCGCGACAAAGCGAGTGCCGGGGCGGTTGGTGACGGGGCCGTGCGGCAGAACCATGAAGTTGCGGCACAGAGCGAGCCCCGTCTGGTACTTCAGATCGTCGAGGCGGCCCCAGAACTCGGGAGTGACAACGCCGCCGTTGAAGGCGCGGGAGTAGGTGCGGACGTTAGGCATCAGCGCACCTTCAGCCAGGGCGTATCCTGCTGGGCTCGGACCATCGAGTGGTTGCCGTCCGAGGAGCGCGCCTTTGCGAGGGCGCGCTCAAACTTGGCCTCCATCTCCCGCGCGACCGCCATGCCGGCGTCGCCCTTGATGAGCGGTCCCGCCAAATAGCTCGCCAGGAGAAAGGACAGGGCCTGCGTGAAGAGAGGAGTGAAGCGCGCGGCGTCGGTCGCGATGAAGGTGTAGCGCAGGACCGCGCTCTCGACGTCGGTCAGGATGAGCGTCTGCCCCGTCGCGGGGTCGATCTCGGTCTCAAAGGGCTGGGGCGTGTAGCTGCCGAGCCCAGTGTTGGCCGTCTGGAAGGGGGTGTATCCCTCGACATACGGGTAGCTATAGTTGTCGAGCGCGCCGGCGGGCAGGACCGCGATTGGCTGGACCATATTGCTCGGGGCGGCGTAGACGTACTGCCACTGCGGGAAGGCGTAGACGACCTGCGCCAGATTGGCGCGCGTGGTGGCGAAGCCCCAGGTGTGCATCTCCAGGAGCGCGTCCCGCGCCACGGGGTAGAAGCGCGCGCAGTGCTCGGCCTGCGCGCTACCCTCCGGCGGGCTGATGCTCGCGACGGTGGCGCGGTCCCCGAGATGGGCCAACGCCAGGTTGCAGATGTCGACTTCCGTGCTCACGCTGCGCTCCTAAGAAAACGGGGGCCGCGAGGCCCCCGTCGCTTGGCCTCTGAGAGGCTGGATCGTAGATCAGACCAGGTCTTCGCCGCTGGTGACGTCTTCGACGTCGGCCGGGGTCTCAACAGTGTCGACGTCTTCGACGTCGGCCGGGGTCTCGACCTTGGCGGGCTTGCCGCGCCGGGCTTTGGGTTCGTCGATGAGCTCCAGGTTGTCGGAGACCTCTCCGCCGGAGTACTCGACAATATCACCGGGGTGGACGATGCGGTCGTTGATGAAGCTCTGCGCGAGAACGCGGTATCGGGGCATTGGGGTGCTCTTCCTTGCGAACGTGAAAGGGAGGTGGGGCTGGGTTTAGAGCCCAGCCCCGAAAGCGCCTTAGAGAACGGCGAAGCCGGAGGGGTAGTTCTTCCGGCCGTCCTGGGTCTCCCAGCCGAAGTCCGCGAAGATCGCGCCCGCCGTGCCGGTGCCGGTCGGCGTGTAGCGGATGCCGAGGTAGCGGCGTCCGAGGTTGGGCGGGATCAGGCGCGCGTTCAGCTCAGCGACGAAAGCGCGCCCGGCGGCCAGGTCGGCGACGGGGATGTCGCCGGTGGAGCCGATCACGGTGACGTTGGTGCTCAGCGCGGCGTTGTCGGCCACGATGACGTCAGCGCGCAGAGCGGTCAGGCCCGTGAAGGTCGTGGTGACCTGGAGGCGGGCCTTCGGCTTGCCGTCGCCGGCACCGATGTCGCGGGCCACCGACAGGTCGATGGTGTCGGTGGAGACCACCGCCGACGCCCCGGTGACCGTCTGACCGGTGAGCGCCGGCGCGAGCGCCGTGCCACCGACCGACCCGGAGACGATGAGATTGCGGTCGAGGATCATTGTCCTTGTCCTTTCTGCGGGTCAGCCGCTTAGCTGATGGTCGCTTCGGTGTTGAGGATTTGGTCGACGCGCCGGAGGGGGACACCCTCGAAGCTCGTCCACGAGGCGGGAGTACCGAACTGGTTGAGGCCCTTTTCGATGCCGAACACCCCGCTGCTCTTGTTCAGAGCCTGGATGCGGAGCATCGAGTAGACCGTCCGGTTCATGTAGAAGGAAGCGCGGCCGGCCCCGAGGTTCGGGATGCGGTCGAGCGCCCGCGACATGAGCGCGACGAGATCGGCGGCGGAGGACTGGTTGACCAGGTTCGCCGTGTTGATGTTCGCGATGCGGACGATGTAGCGCCAGTCGCGGACGACCAGGCCGTTCTTCCACTGGTAGAGCGAACGCAGCGCCTGGTAGAAGTTGCCGGCTGCGTCGGGGACGCTCTCCTCGCCCAGGTCCTTGTAGTCCAGGCCGGCCATAGAGCCCTTCGGGAACGGGCAGAAGACCGTGTTCTCGCCCCAGACGACCAGCCAGATGCTGGTGTTGTTGCTCGAGGCACCGCCGCCCGAGATCACGTTCTGGGCGTTGCCTGCGCCGGAGATCGCGGAGTAGCGCGGCGCGAGGCCGAGGTACTGGCGCGGGTCCGAGGCCGGGTTGCCGTAGAACATGGTGGCGGCCTGGGCCTGGTTCATGGCCTCCAGGAAGGCGGCGTCTTCCGACAGGCGGAACTGCGCGGTGTTGCCGTTCAGCTTGGCGAGCTCGACGTCGATGTGCGAGCGGGCCTCCAGGATGCCGCAGGCCTCGTCCACCTGGGCGGTGGTCGACTTGGAGACCGGGACGCCCTGGTTCAGGGAGCGCCAGTAGACGTCAGGCAGGCCGGTGCGGATGGTGACGCGGTGCCCGGTGGGGAGGTTGCCCTCCTGGAAGACGGCGTCTTCGAGGATGGTGTTGGACTGCGAGAGCAGTTCGGCAACGGCGGCAATCTTGCCGTCGGGGTCGAGGCGCTTCGCGTGATCGGCCAGGGTGAGCTGACCGGCAGAGAGCAGAGCCATTGGATGTCAGTCCTTAATTGGAGGAGCCATAGAGTTTGTCGGCGAGACTTTTGCCCTTCGAGGAGGGAGGGGCTCCGGTCACCACCGCGTTGTCGTCACTGATCGCCTGGCCGACGCGCGCCAGAAGCCTCACGACTTCCGGGTGGTTGCCCAGGCGGCTCGTCTGCAACAGCTCGCGCAGCTCAGGCGTCCCGAACTTGTCGAGAGCGGCCTTCGCGCCGGTGAGGGTGCCCGTGAGCTTTTCGCCCCCGAGCTCCTTGTCGGCCTTCGTCGCCGTCGCCCAGTCCTCCGAGGCGGAGGTGAGCTGTTCCTGGAACTGCGTGGCCCACCTCTGGGTCAGCACAGCGCCGAGGTCGGCGACCTTCTGCGCCTGCGTCTGCGTCAGGTTGAGGTCCTTCGCCAGGGCCTTCAGCTCCGCGTCGGTGTCGGCGTCGAGAGCGACGCCTTCCGGCAGGGTGAAGTCCTCGTAGGCCTCGGGAGCGCCGGCGGCGTCCTCCGAGGGGCTGTCCTCTGCGGCGGTCTCCGGGGGTGTTGCGCCCTCGGTCTCGCCACCTTCGGCGGTAGCAGTGCTATCGCTTGCCCCTTCCCCGTCGAGCAGTGTCGAGGGAGCCGGAGCAGTTACGGGCGCGGCGCTTTCAGTGAGATTTGCAGCCTCCGTCACCAACGTCTCGGTCGTCATGTGGTCGTCCTGTTCTCGGCGACCATCACGCTGTAGCTCTCCGGCGAGTGCTCGAAGACCAGGGCCTGGTAGATCAGGCCCATGTTCCTCTGCCCTTCTCGGAAGAACGTCTCCGAGTTGCCGGTGAACGACGAGCGATGGACGCCAGCACGTTCCAGAAGCCGCCACAAGATGCGGCGGCCCCGCTTGCCTGACATGAGCCACTTCATGTCATCCGCTTCCGTCTGGGCAGAGAGCTTTTCCCGGCGGGCGCGGTCGGCCTGCGCGAGCTCCTGTCCGTGTAGGTCAATCGGATCGTGGTCAGTCATGCAGCTATAGCCTAGCGCGCCCGCCGCGCTTTACGCGCACCGCCGCCGCGAAGCATCTCCAAGTAGGCCTTGGCGCGGTCTGGAGTGTAGAAGTGGCGCACCCTGTCGGGGTCCGATACGGGGAGCGTCGGGTCGACGACCAGGGCGACGGCGGGCGCGACATGCCGGTCGAGGAAGCCCTTATCGTCGGCGTAGTCGTCGATCATCTTGAAGCTCGCGACCTGGTAGCAGAAGGTCAGCGCCCCGGTCATGGGGTCCTTCTCGATGCTGTCGCCGGAGACGTGCAGGTCTCCGCCGAGCAGGATGTTGTCCCGGACACCCATGCGCGCGGCGCGCTTCAGGGCGTGGACCTCATTCCACATCGAGCGGCCGGTCCAGCGGTGGCGCAGGTGGAGGGAGACCTCGTGCGCCGCCGGCGTCCGCAGCACGACGCGCAGCGACTTGGAGCGGTGGCGGACGCCGTGCCGCGCCATGAGCATCGCGAGGACGTCGGAGTGCCCGACCCAGTCGTCGTGTTTCCCGGCGACCGAGGCGATCAGGTGTTCGCCGATCTTGTCGAGGTAGTACTCCAGGAGGATGAAGCCTTCCGGGGCTGTGGTTTCGGCCGTGGCGTAGAGGTGGGACAGGACGCGCAGCCAGTTGTCGAGCCAGTCGCCCATCCCGATGCCGTAGCGCCCCTCGCGGTAATCGAGCAGCTCGATCCACTTCTCCCAGAGGTCCAGGTCCGTGCCGGGGTTGTCGAGGTGCGGGTCGCCCAGGGCGACCAGCATGAAGGGCTTGTCGTCGGCCAGGTGAATGACCGTGTGGTTGTCCGGGGCGGCGGCGCGGACGCGGGCGAACTCCGCCTTGCGCGCGGCGACGATCTCCGCTCCCGGCCGCCAGCGCGAGGGGTTGGCCTCTGCGCGGGGCCGCTCGAGCATACCTTCGGCGTCCGCCTTTCGGATGCGCCGCTGGACGGCGGCGCGCGGGATGCCCAGAGCCTTCGCGGCGGCGCTGATTGATCCGTGCCGGAGCACCGCGTCGCGGCCCTCCTCGATCTGTTCGCGTGTCATCGGTTGAGGCACTTAGGTCTCCCTACTTGTCGACCTTGCGGTCAAGTTTCTCGTCAATGCGGTTGAGCAGCGCCATGATCTCGTCGAAGCGGCGCGCCATTTCGTCTCGCCGCGCGTAGGTCTCCGGCAGGTGGCGCTCCAGGCTGCGGAAGTCGCCGTGCAGCATCGCCAGAAACCAGCCGATGGCGGAGAGCAGGACCCCGAAGATCGCGTCTACAGCTATGTGCAGGTTCATGGTCAGATACCAATTTGACTTTTGAAGTAGTTTTCCACCGCGATGACGTCGGCCAGGGTGTAAGCGCTCGTGAAGAGTACGGCCTGTATGGCGTCGGCAGATTGGGAAAAGTTCGCCCCATCCGCCAGGCCCCCTACGCGAGCCCCGGTACTGGACCCGAAAGAGTAGGAGTTTGCGACCCTGGCGACTTCAGAGATGACCCCGCTTCCGGTGGCATTGCGCCGAAGGACGAGCTCTGAGCCGGTATAAAGCACGGTCGCAACATAGAGCGTATCCGTAGCCAGCGCTGCCACATCAACGGCGTCGTTGGTTGACCAGTCACTGCTGCGAGAGGCCTTTAAAACTCCGGCGGCATTTATGCCAAGGGTGAAGTGGTTAGAGCCTCCGCCGTAAGCCAGGATAGCGGCATTATTGAAACTCGACCTTGTTCGGAAAGCAAAAGTCATCGCCGCCGGGTTGCCGCCCGCATAGTTTACGGCGTCCATAGTTGAACCACTCAAACAATCGGGCACACCACCAAGCCTGATACGGGGCGGCGGTCCCGTTATTAGTTGTGGTGAGCCCGAGGCCGCAAATACCTTAGCGAGCTTTCTGTCCGTCCAGGACGTGACGGGTGCCGAACCGACCACGTTTTGGGTGCTGTCAAGCCAATACGCCGCCGTTGCGACGGCTGCGGGCGAGGAGCCGCCGCCGCCGCCGCCGCCGCCAGCGCCGCCTCGCGGGCGCGTCAGGGCAAGACTGAGGGAGGACAGGCGCATGGCGTCAGTAGAGCGCGCGGATTTCGGTGGCGGTGGTGCCGGTGGCGAGGACGCGGGTGACCTGCACGGGCAGGATTGAGCCGGCGGCCAGGCCGGGGAAGGTCACGGTATCCCCGCTGGCGGTCACCACGGCGACAGCGCCCGCGCCCCCGATGAAGAGGCTGCGCGCAGGCCGAACCACCAGGTCGGTGCTGTCGTTCGGCGTGACGGCGGCGGCACCGAGAGCGGGGGCCGCCCAGTCCGCGTTGAGGTCAGTGTCCTTGTAGGGAAGGGGCATCAGTCGTCTCCGTAGAGGATGGTTGCGGTCTCGGGCATCTAGACCTCCACGCCGCTTGGGCTGCCGTAGCCCGAAAACAGGTTCAGGATGTCGGTGGCGGCGTTGCTCGCCCCACCCTGGGTGGACACCGTCCCGAGTTTGGCGGCGGCGTCGGCCTGCTGCTGCGCCAGGGCGCTGGCCTGGGCCTGGGCCTCGGCTTCCGCGCGCTGCTGGCGGACCAGGGCGACCTTGTCCCCCGCCAGGATGAGAGCGGGGTCGACACCGAGGGCGTCGCTGTAAACGTCGGCCCACTTGTCCGCGTCGAACTTGTCGAGGACGTCGGGCTTCATCTGGGCCACGCCGCCCAGGCCGATGAGGAAGCGGTCGAGGCCGTTGGTGGCGATGGCGCGCTGCGCCTGGGCCAGGGTCGAGATGAACTCGACGTCGAGCTCGACGCCCTCCAGCTCGGGGGGCGGGGGCGGTAGGATGCCGGCCTGGCTCATGCGCTCGAAGGTGAGCTCGATCAGGGGCGAGAGCAGCTCGTTGTGCAGCCTCTCCAGCACAGGGCCGAGGATCAGGAGCTTCTCCTCGTGGCGCTCCGCCACCTCGGTCGCCGTCATGCGTCCGTCGGCCGGCGACTGGGAGAGCATGAGGAAGAGGTCGGCGTAGAAGGCGGAGTTGATGCGGGCGCGGACGTCCTGGATGTCGGCGAGCAGGTGCGACAGGTTCAGGTTGACGTCGAAGGCGGAGCGGATCGCGGCGCTCGGTCCCGTGGCGTCGACATAGGTGATGCCGCCCGGCATCTGGTCGACCACGCGGTTCTTCATCGCGGTCGGCACCTGGAGCGGCGGCTTGGTCTGGTAGTCGATGGCGTTGGCCTTGCGGAGCTGCTCGTGCTGGAGCTGCTTGACGTCGCCGAGGGCCTCCATCGCCGGGCTCATACCGTAGATGTCGCCGCTCATCTTCTGCCAGCGCGGAGCCAGGACGCGGAAGCGGTCCATGCCGCCCTCGCGCAGATACTGGTCGTTGTCGCGCCCGAGCTCGAAGTAGCAGCTCGACCACCGCTTGTTTCGGCCGTCGGACTTGGTGAGGTCGCGCTCCTTCCGAAGCTCGATCAGGTGGACGACCGAGACCCACTGGTCGAGGTGGTGGCTATCGTAAAGGCGCTGCACGGTGCCCGAGCAGTTCTGGTAGCCGAACTCGCCGACCAGCTCGCCCACTGTCTTCTGGAACTCGCGGCTCACCGCGTTGACGTTGCCCCGGAAGTCGCTGCCCAGGCAGAACTCCCCGACCGGGGAGTGGTAGTGGTTGATGACCGTGTCGTAGTCATCCATGAAGATCGAGGCCGCCGTGCCGAAGCAACCCAGGTCCTCGTAGATCGAGTGCAGGGTCAGGTAGGTGTTCGACGAGGCGAAGATGTGGAGCATCTTGTCGCGGACCTGGTCGAGCCAGATTTTCACCGGCTGATACTTGTTCAGCTCGGCGTCGGGCACGGCCAGGCGGAACCACGGCCGCGCCGGCGAGGTCATCCCGCTCATCAGGCCGGCGGCCAGGACGCGCATGGCGCGGGTGCCGGTGTTGTCGTAGATCGCGTTGTGCTTCTTGATCCCGCGATCCCGGTCGGTCTGGTAGAAGCGGCCGTTCCTGGGGAGCAGGTAGGTCCCCAGCTCCATCCAATGCGGAACCCAGCTTGCGCGCTCCAGCTTGAGGGAGCTGTGCCGCTGGAAGGCGCGGCGGACGCCCGTGAGGTGTTCAGCCATGCCTTAACCCCCGAGCAGGGAGCGGCCGACGCCGCCGAGAGGGATCGAGGCCACGCCGCCGGGGCCGCTGAGCGAGGTGCCGCTGGAGCCGCCCGAGAGGCGGGAGCCGGAGCCGGCGAGAGCCGCCAGTCCGGGGAGGCGAGCTTCGGCCCGCTTCTGCTGCCGCTGGCTCTCGGCCTGCGCCGTCTCCTGCTGGCGCATGGCGTTGTTGGCCGCCTTCTTCTGGGCACCGGCCGCCCGCTCGCCGGCGTAGATGCTGTAGGCGGTCCCCGCGACGGCGGCGGCTGCCATAATCGGAACGGCTGCGGGCATCAGAGCACCTTCGAGTAGATGATTTCCTGGCAGCGATAGCCCTGCGCGTTGAGCACGGCCTGCAGGTCGCTGCCTGGGCGGGCGGTCCACAACATCACGGCCGCGCCGCGCTGTATGGCGATCCGCTCCATGTGAGCCTTGAGGCGCAGCCCGGTAGCGCCGCGCGCGGTCGGGCTGACGTAGAGGACGTCGCACTGGGCGACCACCAGGTCGCGGTAGTGCGGATGCTTCGAGAGGAAGGCGACGCAGTAGCCCACCAGCTCCTCGCCCCGGAACGCGCCGAGGGCGACGAGCAGGCCGAGGCGCGACATCTCGACGTAGACGGGGGCCAGGGGCTCGGGAGGGTGCTCCTCGGGGTTGAGCTCCGGGAACTCGGCCAGCTCAGCCGCGTGGTCGCAGTAGAGCTCCGCCGCCCGGTCAAGCCAGTCGGCGATCTCGATCTCGCGGATGATGACGGGGTCGGTCACGCTTGGGGGCCTACTGCAAGAGCTCGTAGGGATCGTAGCTCACCCCGGTGGCCTTACGCGCACCGCCCCGCGCCGGAGCGGTGAGGATGATCTCCGGTGCCTTCTCGACCTGGTGGGCGAAGGTCAGGGCCAGGGCGTCGCCTAGGTCGGGGGAGCGCAGGCCCCGCTTCTTGATCTCGTCCTTGGGCTCGAGGACCTTCCTGCCCTGGGCGTCATACCAGAACTTCGGGGCGGCCAGGTCCTGCTTCAGGTCGGGCCGGTTTGGGATCGCGCCGCCTTGCGTCAACCAGTCGTTGACGCCCCACCACATCTCGGCCCGCTTGTTGAGGTAGCCGGGTTGCGTCGCCTTGCCCCCGAAGTTGACCTCGATGACGTTGTGCCCGAGCTGGCGCAGGCGGTCGATCACGCCGGCCCCGCCGCCCGCGTCAATGAAGACGGCGTCGGGTTTCCAGTCGCTGATCTTGGCCGCCACGCGAGAGGCGAGCTGCATGTTGTCCAGACCCTGGAGCACCTCGGGCTGGAGGGCGACGAGGCCCTGGCGCGGGAAGATCACGGAGCGGTCATCGCCGAAGCGCGCCGGGTCGACGCCCAGGATGCGCGGCGCGTAGTCCATCTCGCCCGGCCGGTAGAGGCGGTGCGCTGCGGCCTCGACATCGGCGAGGGAGATGAGCTGGTCGTCGCCGGCTGCGGTGAAGTCGCACAGGAACTCACGCGCGAAGCGGCTCTCGTTCATGTCCCGCTTCAGCTCCTCGACCTCGACGGGGTCAAGGGCGTTGGTGTCGTAGACGGTGTAGAGGCCGGCCTGCCAGGCGGGGTCCTGCTGCGCCTTGAAGTAGAGGCTGGAGAACAGGTCGACGCCCTTTGGCGTCCCGATGAAGAGCGCCCAGCCCTTACGGTCGGAGAGGCAGGGACGGACGATGTCCTCCCAGATTTCCGGCTTCATCTGCGCGACCTCGTCCAGGACCACGCCGTCGAGGTGAACACCGCGCATCGCGTCGGGGTTGTCCGCGCCGAAGATGCGAACCGTCGCGTCGTTCGCCTTGAAGCGGACCGCCAGCTCGCTTTCGATGATCTCGGCCGCCCCGTGGCGGACGAGCGGATCGACCCGGTGCTTGAGCCTGGCCCAGGCAATGGCCTTGGCCTGCTTCAGGAAGGGCGCGACGTAGAAAAACTGAGGGAGGGGCAGGCTGCACTTCAGCGCCTTGTCCACGAGCTCCATGATCGCGAGCTCGGTCTTGCCGGCTCGCCGGTGGAGGGCGAGGACCGTGAACCGTTTGCGCTTCTGGTGGCACTCTCGCTGCCAGGCCCTCGGGTGGTAGCCCAGGCCAATGCTCTTGCCCGCCACGCGCTAGACCAGGTCCGAGCCGTCGTCCGAGGCGTCGGGGACGCCCGTGACCACGTTGAGGGTTAGGCCGCCCTCGACCTGGGCGCTGTATCGTTCCCGATACTTGTCGGGCATCGCGCCCTTGAGCAGGAAGATCAGCAGCGTGTCGCTACCCCCCTTGGCCCGCTGACGGGCGACCAGCTCCAGGGCCTCGTCCCGAGCCTGCACCGCCGAGGCCCAGGCCCTGGCGAACTCAGCGTTGTTGTCCCGCCAGGCGTAGGCCGTCTGCCGCTCGATGCCGATGCCCTTGGCGGCGTCGGTGACCGTGCAGCCCTCCTCGATGAGGGAGCAGAACAGGGTCATTTTTTCAGGCGTCAGCTTCGTCATAGCGGCAGCCTAGCGCGAAGCGCGGATTTTTCGCACACCCCTGTTGACAAGGTTTGCTTGTCGGCTTAGGGAAAGAGCAAGGCCCGCTGGGGGCCGGCCGGAGAGAGAGAGAGCCATGACCACCTACCGCAACGACTTCATCAACATCGACAGCTTCGAGCCCGCCGAGGAGGAGCGCCGCTGGGTCGGCTCCAAGAATTACCCCGACGGCATCGTCATCAGCAACGGCACGGTCGAAGTCACCCTGTGGCGCACGACCCGCCGAGTGGCCGCCCTGCGTAGGGAAAACGGACGCCTCTCCGTTCGCGGTTTGGTCGGTCGCTACGTCACCGGCACCAAGAGCTGGCCCGCCCACGTCGAGACCCACCTGGACGGCGCTACCGTGTCGGTCATCTTCGGGCGTGACGACAGGTCGGGCCGCTTCAACAAGGCCAACTGCCTCCACTTCGCCTAACCCAGGAGAGACCCATGACCCAACCCCTGATAGAGTTCGTCGTCACAGAGTACGGTTTTGCGAGCTGGTGGCAGGATAAGCCCTGGGTGTATTTTGACCTCCGTAGTCCAGAGCTCCCCGAGGGCTGGTCTTTTCATGTCTGGCTGAGGCCCTCCGGTGGTGTATCAACCCGGCGCGCGGCCGACGGGAACGGAAGCGTCCGCTACGTCGAGTTCGATAGCCTCCCCACCGCCTTCGATTACGGGCGCGAATGGTTCCTCAACAAGCTCGACGAGCGCCGCCGCCGCCGCCATCACAGCGCCTAACCCCCACCACCCCCAAAGCTCAAAGGCCCGGCGCTCATCACGCCGGGCCTTCTTCGTTTCAGAGCAAGGCCTGGGCCACCGCCCAGAGTGCGCCGATCCCAAAGAACGCGAGCCCAAAAAGCTGGCCCCGCCTCACCTCAACGCGCTCGTTCAGCCAGGGCGGCTCAATCCCCATCCCGGCGTAGCGGTCGATCTGCTCCGCGTACTCCACCGACAGGTCCGTCGCCAGCACCGCCCAGACGAAGAGAGCGGGGGTACTCGCGAAGGCGACGGGGTCTCGCTGCCAGATAGCCCAGGCCAGCACCGCAGCCGTTGGCATCAGGTTGCGGAGCAGGACCCCCGCCTTCTGCCCAAACGTTCGGGGCGTCGTCGTCCCGCCAATCGACCAGGGCAGGGAGCGCCAGAGCGCCCAGGAAAGCGCCAGGACCACGAACATCCACAGCCCCAACCCCCAGAACGCCAGCGCGACGCCGAACACCGCAGCGAAGGCCACGGAGCGCCGCCCCGCGCCGCCGATGGTGCGGTCGGCGGTGCTGAATACCAGGCCCCCTACGGCCGACAGGGCGAGCGCCAGAACAATCTTAATCCATTCCATCTTGGTCTCCTTTCAGACCTGCTCACCGGCGACGATAGGTCACCAGGTCGCGAATGTGGCTCTTCGATACCTCAAACTTCTCAGCCAGAGCCCGGTAGCTGAAACCCCAATCCTCATAGAGCTCACGCACGAGCTCCACCTCA